CAAGTTGGTGCAGAAGAGGCTATGACTGCTGATCAAGTAGTATGGTCTGAACAAGGTAGATTACACTTATCTTATAAAGGTAAAGTATCTGCTGCATCAAGTGGACTTAATTCAAGTTCACAAATATTAATTCAAGCTGATATTGACGGAGCTGATTCTGATAACTCAGGTATTTCTAATGGACATACTGGCGAGGTTAGACATGGTATTAGACCAAACGATACTATTATCATTGCTGATACAACTAACAATATAGTTAAAGCAGTTGTTACAAAAGTAAACGGTGATACTATTGATGTTTCTCCTTATGGTGCAGACACTTTAAGTACTACATCAAATCAAACTACTACAATTTTAGTTTATGGCTCTGAGTTTTCAAAAGGAGTTACATATACTAACGAAGCTGGTACAGGTTCTTCTGATTCAAGAAAAGCTATTGAACCAAGGTTTAAATCTTTTACTAATAAGCCTATTATTATGAAAGATTACTACGAAGTTTCTGGTTCTGATGCTTCAAGAATTGGTTGGGTAGAAGTTTCTGCTGAAAATGGACAATCAGGTTACTTATGGTATTTAAAAGCTGAAGCTGATACAAGAGCTCGTTTTGCTGATTATATTGAAATGGCAATGCTAGAGTCTGAGTTATCTGCTGCTGATGGTTCTAATACTTTACTTGACGCTAATACAACTATTTTAAGCCATACTGGTGCTTACGGTACTGAAGGTTTATTTGCTGCTATTGAGTCAAGAGGTAATGTAACTACTGGTGTTACTGGTGTTAACGCTGCTACTGATTTAGCTGAGTTTGATGCAATACTTGCTGAGTTTGATAAACAAGGTGCTATTGAAGAGTACATGATGTTTGTTAACAGATCAACTAGCTTAGCTATTGATGATATGTTAGCTTCAATGAACTCTTACGGAGCTGGTGGTACATCTTACGGTGTATTTAACAACTCTGAAGATATGGCATTAAATTTAGGTTTCACTGGTTTCAGAAGAGGTTCTTATGACTTCTACAAGTCTGATTTTAGATACTTAAATGACAAAGCTACAAGAGGTGGTATTAACGATGCTGATGCTGCTAATGCTATTAGAGGTGTCATGATTCCTGCTGGTACTTCTTCAGTTTATGATCAAACTGTAGGCGCTAGTATGAAGAGACCTTTCTTACACGTAAGATTTAGAGCTTCACAAACTGATGACCGAAGAATGAAAACTTGGGTTACTGGTTCTGTTGGTGCTACTACATCTGCTTTAGATGCTATGCAATTACACTTCTTAACTGAAAGATGTTTAGTTACTCAAGGTGCTAATAACTTTATGTTAATGAAGTAAATCATTATTAAGTCGAGGCTTCGGCCTCGGCTTTTTTACTAATTTTATTATATATTATATTATGGCAAAAAAACAAAAAACAGAAAAGGTAGAGGTACCTGTTGTTGAAACACCAGTTGTTGAAACACCAAAACCTAAAAAAGTTGAACCTAAAAAACCTGAGTGGGAAATAAAAGATAGGATTTACTATTTAAAATCAAATAGAAAACCAATATCTTATAGTATGAAAAGCTCTGGTATATATTATTTTGACGAAAAACAAGGTTACGAAAGAGAATTAAAGTATTGCGAAAATCAAATAACTTGTTTTGTTGATGAAATGAAAGGTGATCAAAGACTAGCTCACATAATTTTTAGAGATGGTAGCTTATTTGTACCAAAAGAAAAAACAGTTTTACAAAAACTTTTATCTTTATATCATCCACATAGAAATAAATTGTTTTATGAGTTTGTTCCTGATGCCGTTGCTGAAGATGAAATAGAAATATTAGAACTTGAAGCAGATGCAATATTATTAGCTAGAGATATGGATATTGATATGGCAGAGGCTATTATGCGTGTAGAGCAAGGTTCTAGTGTATCTAACTTAAGTTCTAAAGAATTAAAAAGAGATTTACTAGTATTTGCTCGTAATAATCCTGCTTTGCTCTTAGAATTAGCTTCTGATGACAATGTTCAACTTAGAAACTTTGGTATTAAAGCCGTGGAGCTTGGTATTATTAAATTATCTTCTGATCAAAGAAACTTTTTATGGGGTTCTAATGAAAGAAAAATAATGACAGTACCATTTGACGAGCATCCATACACTGCTTTAGCACATTGGTTTAAAACTGATGAAGGTATGGAAATATATCAAAACATAGAAAAAAGATTAAATTAATCAAACTGTAGAGCGGTCGCTCTTCGGGGCGATCGTAACTACAAAATAAATTATTATGATAAGTGTAAACGAAGTATATCAAACAGTATTAGCAATAGCCAACAAAGAACAAAGAGGCTATATAACACCACAAGAATTTAATTTGTTTGCAAACCAAGCACAGCAATCTATATTTGAGCAATATTTTTATGATTTAGATGTTGCAAAAAGATTGCCTTTTAATAATGATTATAGTAGTAAAGTTAATTTAATAGAAGATAAAATATATCCTTTTAAATTTTCTACACAAGTAAACGATGGTGATTTTTTAGATAATTTACAAGGTTTTTATAGATTAGCTGAGGTGTATGTAAAAGGAACAAATACTGGTGAAGGAACTGTTGTAGAAGAAGTAGATGCTTTTGATGTTATAAGAACACAAAATTCTCCACTAACAAAAGCAACGTCAGAAAGACCTATATATTATATAGAGTCTGGTCAAATAAAATTTATACCAGAAAGCGAAGATTATCAAGCTTATATTATTACTAGGCCTAATAGAGTTAATTGGACTTATATTGTAGTAAACGATAAGCCTTTATACAATCCTGCTTCTAGTAGCCACAATGATTTTAGTCTTGTAAGATCAGAACAACATAAATTAGTTGTTAAAATATTACAGTTGTCTGGAGTATTATTAAAAGATAATGCTTTAGTACAAGCAGCAACATCTGAAGAAGTTAAAAATATTCAATTAGAAAAACAATAATAAATGGCGTTACTAAACACTACACAAAGAGAATATTACGAAGGCTCTGATTATGGTAACTATCAGTTTACTTCATTAAAAGATATAATAAATCAATTTATGGTTGTTTATGTTGGTGAAGGTAAAGCAATACAAAAGGCAACTAGACTAGATGTTGCTTTTCATGCTCAAAGAGCAATGCAAGAATTATCTTTTGATACTTTTAAATCTGTAAAATCACAAGAAATAGAGTTGCCACCTAGCTTAACCATGATACTACCACAAGATTATGTTAATTATGTTAAGTTAACATTTAGCGATAGCGCTGGTATAGAACATGTCTTATACCCTACTAGTAAAACTTCTAATCCATTTGCAATACTTCAAGAAGATGATGGTACTTATGATTTTACCTATAAATCTTCAACGCTAGTTAAAAATAGTGATTATGCAGATGCTAATGACATATCAACAGGTTCAACTACCTCTTGGAGAAAAAACGCTCCTGTTGGAAACGATAAAATAGGTATTGTTAGCGAGCAACTAGAGTTTGAGCATAATAGTAATTCTCCTATACAAGGAACTAATACTAAAACAAGTAGAGCATATGCTGTTTGGCAAGAAGTAGATGTTGCTGCAGTAGATTTTTTAGATTTATCAGCTAAAGGTATTTCTGCTGCTTCAGGTACTGGTAAAGGTGTAGGTACTATAAGAGTTGGTATAAGCACGTTTGGCTTTCCACGTTATAATCCTAATATAACTAATCCTAATAAATCAGATGGTAGAAATAATGAAGATCAAATATTTGATGTGTTTACAGAAGATGGCGATAGAGCTTTATTAACTTTTAATGATGGTTTAGCAACACAATCAACAAAAGAAATAATTAATGTAGATGTTCGTGGATTAAACAGTGTGTTTGTTTTAATAACAAGTTTTATAGAAAATTTTACAAATACAACTGCAGATCCTAGTAAAAATAAAATAGACGATGTAATTATATCTTGTGATGCTATATCAGATAAATTACAAACAGAAGGAGATTCTAACACTTGGAATAATTTTAAAGCACACAAGCCTGCTGAAAACAATATAAATGATTATCAAGACTATGAAAACCATATATACTGGCCTAACGAAGGTGAAAGATATGGTTTAGATCCACAACACGCTCAAGTTAACGGTAGTTTCTATATAGACGAACTAAAAGGTTTAATACATTTTTCTTCTTCGTTAGCTGGTAAAACAATTATATTAAAATATATTAGTGACGGTTTAGGTACAGAAGAAGAAATGAAAGTACATAAGTTTGCTGAAGAAGCTATGTACAGAAGTATATCTTACGCTATAATATCTGCGTCTTCTTATGGTCAGAATTTAGCACGTAGATTTAAAAGAGAAAAATTTGCCGCTGTTAGGCAAGCAAAACTTAGATTATCTAACATTAAATTAGAAGAAATTACTCAAATATTTAGAGGTAAATCTAAACAAATAAAACATTAATTAAATGCCAGAGATTAAAAATACTTTTTTAAAAGGTCGTATGAACAAAGACCTTGACGAAAGGTTAATACCTAATGGAGAATATAGAGACGCTCTTAATATTACTGTATCTACTTCAGAAGATTCTGATGTTGGTGCTGCGCAAACTTTACTCGGTAATGTTAGAATTGAAGATATTATACCAACTGACTTTATTTGTGTAGGTAGTATAGCTAATGAAAAAAATAATAGATTATATTGGTTTATTAAAAACCAAGCAACAGGTGTTGACGCTATAATAGAACACGAAATAGGTTTAGCTGGTCGTGATAGTTTTAATAATATTGTATTTGTAGATCGTTTTGCTAACACCGATAACCCTGTTCTTAGGTTTCCTCCTACAATTATAACTGGTATAAACATAATTGATGATTTACTTTTTTGGACAGACGGAGAAGGTGAGCCTAAAAAAATAAATATAAATAATTGTAAAAGAGGTACAGTTCAAGATGCAATTGCTTTAACACAACCAATACATACTAAACTATTTGTGTTAAACGATGACTTAGGTGATATTCAAGAAGAAGATATAACTGTAATAAAAAAGAAGCCTACTAATGCGCCAATAGCTATACCAAGATTTACAAAGCTTGATCAAGCTGTTTATAACACTAAAACTTCTCTTTTTGAAAAAGTATTTTCTAGATTTGCTTTTAGATATAAATATCAAGACAATGAGTATTCTGCGTTTGGTCCTTTTTCAAACGTTGTTTTTAATCCTGAATACGTTTCAAATCCACATAAAACAAGTTCAAGCGATGGTTTTGTTAACTACGATAACAATAATAGTTATAGTATAAAAGAACCTTTCAACGCAACAATGGTAAATAAAATAGATACTATTGATATATATAATTTTGTTGCTGCTGATATACCAAGAGGTGTAGTTGAAGTAGAAATATTATATAAACAAGAAAACTCTCCTGTTATTTATTCTATAGCTACACTTAATAAAAAAGATACAGAAGGTTACTGGGATTTAAACGGTTTTAACGAAGGTAGTAGTGTTTCGAGTTCTGAGTACAAAGGTAAATATACTATAGTTACAGAAAATATTTATGCTGCTTTACCAGAAAATCAATTTATCAGAGTTTTTGATACTGTACCAAAAAAAGCTCTAGCTCAAGAAATAACTGGTAATAGACTAGTTTATGCTAATTATACACAAGGTTATGACGTAGATGTTAATTCTATACAAATAGTAGCAGATTATGAAACTAGAATAAACAATACAACTTTTGATTTTTCCCCACAAAGATCTTTAAAGTCATTAAGAAATTATCAAGTAGGTGTAGTTTTTGGAGATGAACATGGTAGAGAAACGCCTGTGTTTACATATTCTGAAGCTGCTGTTTCAATACCTTGGCAAAATGGATCTGGTGATTATAATGCTAGCAGCAGTTTAAGTTTAAAAGCACAAATAACATCAGAGTATCCTAGTTTTGCTAGTTATTTTAAATTTTATATAAAAGAAACTTCTACAGAGTATTATAATCTTATAATGGATAAAGCTTATATACCTACGTCACAAGATGATCAAGATAGAAGTATAGCACCAGATCACATTTGGATTTCTTTCTTTTCTTCAGATAGAAGTAAAATAGATATAGAAGATCATTTAATATTAAAAAAAATATTAAACGAATCTATAGATGGTCAAGAAAAAAACAATAATAAATTTAAAATAATTGATATTGTAAATGAAGCTCCAGAATCTATATCTTATGAGTTTCATGATTTAGCTGGTATTTCCAACGATACAGGTAACTTAACCTCTATATTAGACGAATCTAATTTTAGTATTATAGACGAAACAGATACGTTAGTAGTAGATTATTCTAATTTTCACAACCTAACTGTTGGAGCAGGCGGTATTCTTGGTCCTAGAGAAGGTTTTGAAGATGAAAAAACAGCTAATACTCAAGATATGTTTGTGTCCTGGTATAAACTTAATTCAGATGGATCAAAAGAATATTCAAAAGATTATAGAGTAAGGTCTATATTTACAACTGATACTACTAGTTATAGAATTAAGCTACAAAAGAAAATAACAAGCGATGATGCTACTTTAGCTGATAATGGTAGTGGCGTTATTGATTCTAATATTATTTTTAATGTTTTTAGAAAACAAAGAAAAGAGTTAGATCAATTTTCTGGTAGATTTTTTGTTAAAATAATATTTGATTATGTTGTTAATGGCGTTAGAGATATTATTGAAGATGTAACACAGAACTATAGAGCTGTTGCTTCTGCTAAAATGAAGTACTGGTTAAATGAAGTTGATAATACAAATAGGGACGAAAAAAATAAAATAGTTAATGTAAGTCCTTCTGCTACATCGTATGATAGCGCTGCAGATGCTACTATAAACGGGCAAGTATTACATACTGGTATAACAGATACTCAAGCAAAATGGAACGCTTTATATCTTCATGTTACTTCTGGTGGTACTACTGACGCGTTTTTTATTGATAATATGTATTTTGCTGCTGGTCAAGCTAGAATGAGTCAAAGATATGCTAGATATGCTCAAGATGTTATCATCGGTCAATCTGTTGGTGGTTATGGAAGTTTTTACACTTATCCAGAGTGGACAAATACTTTGTCTACCCCAGTGTCTACTAATCATTGGTTTTTAACAAACTTGCCATTCTCTAGTAATAATTATGGTGATGATGTGAGTTATAATTATTTTGATTATGTTAAACTAGATACTATGACCGGCTCTGTAATAATTCCTTCAAATAATAGAGATTTTAGGGTTGGTTACAATAGTACTGATGTTGGAGTTGGTAACGATACAGATGGTCCTGATTTTACAACAGCTATAAACGCAGCACAGATTAACAATGCTTGGCCTACTAGTTCTGGTTCATTTCCCACTGTAGGAGGTACACAAAACTTAAATTCAAATTATTATGCTCCACCTAACGCTATAAATCCTACTTATAGATGGTACCCTTTTGCTAAAGATGCTAGTGTTGGATATTATTTTATAGGTGGTAATACTCCTCCAGCCCAGCCTGTTGGTCAAAGTATTTTGCCTGCTCCGTTTGGATATGCTGCTAATGGAGCGTATAATAATACAGCATCTATTAATATTAATCACCCAGATGTTACTAATAATCCAGACTGGAGTGCTTGGAATAATTATATAATACCAGTTAGAACATCTGCATCTGTTGGGTCTACTGATCCAGGTATTAATTCTAGCCTTACGTTTGATCCAAAAAGAATAGTAAACAGTATGGAAGGTATTTTCGTTAGCACCGTAGATCATACTAACGGCTTTAAATCGTGGATTGATTTTCCTCAAAGTGGTGTTAATCCTACTAATTCAGTGATTTACGATAATGACAATACTTATAAATCTAGTGCTGGTAAAGTTTTTATGCACTTATCTTTTTTAGGTCCTGGTAAAGATTTAGTACCTGATAATTTAGATCTTACAAATGCAGATATAACAGGACCTAATTGTATAGGCGCTTATTTACAAGGCATACATGGTGGTGGTGTTTTTACAAAAGAAAGAAAAGATGGTTTAGATAATGGATGGGCTTTTGGTACTGAATGGGACTCACCACAAGTAATAGAGTGTGAATCTAGTACTGTAACACGTGGTTTTGCAGCAAGTTCTACTGCTGATAGTTTAAATATTGGTTACGCTGTTCCTTATCAAGATTTACATGATACTCAATGGCAGCCTGTTGAAAATATAAACGGAGATCCAGATGGTAAAATACAAGAGTTTTTATTTGAATTATTTTTTCCAAGATCTAGATTTAGATTTAAAGATGATTCTGGTAATATTATTTATACTATAAAAAGTATAACTAAAAAGTTTTTGTACAACCATACTCCATGGAAAAGAAGATATGTTAAAAAATCTTCTTATACTAGTAGTGATAGTTTTTTAGCAGCATCAGATTTTAGTAATCATACTAATATGGAGCCAGCTGGAGATAGTGTTGAAGAAGCTGCTGTTGCTTGGGCTAAAGCTAAAGCAAGTAACGCTGCAGACTTAGCAACAAAAACAAATGAGTTAGAAACAAAAATAAAAAACTTTGGTAAAGCAAACAATCGTCGTGTTGTATACATATTAGAATTAGTAGATGAAAACGATAATCCTTTAAATCCTATTGCTCAAACTTATAATCCAGTAGACGCTGATTCAGGTGGATCTGGTATAGTTGCTGAAAATAGTACTGCACAAATGGATTTTGTAAACTATGCACCTGGTATAGCTAGAGGTAAAGTTTCTAATAATCCAGCTATATGGGAAACAGAACCTAGAGAAAATAAAAACTTAGAAGTTTATTATGAAGCTAGTAGCGCTATACCTACAAAGTTAAATGTTGATACAGCAGAGCTTTATGCTCCTGTAGGATGTAGAGTAGAAGCTTTAAATAGACCAGGTTCTTTAGATGGTCAAATTACGTTGTCAGAGTGTAATATAACTGGTTATAGTGAAAATGTAGATGGTAGACTTATTTTAGAAACAACTGGTTTTAATGCTAATGACGCGGCTGGTAGTTCTATAGTTTATGCAGATCCAGATCCTATATCAGGAACTACTTGTATGTTGAAATGTATTAGAGACGATGGTAGTTACACTATGTTTTTAGCGGTAGACTCTACTATAGATCAACCAGCTGGTCTTGTAAGTCAATTTGTTGTAATATCTCAAAGAGGTTTTGACTTTGGGCTAAACTGGTATAATTGTTTTAGTTTTGGTAACGGTATAGAGTCTAATAGAATTAGAGATGAGTTTAATAAAATGCAAATTATTAATGGCGCTAGAGCTTCTGCTGTTTTAGAAGAGCCTTATGCAGAAGAAACTAGAAAACATGGTTTAATATATTCTGGTATTTATAACTCTACGTCTAGCGTTAATAATTTAAATCAGTTTGTAATTGGTGATAAAATAACAAAAGATTTAAATCCTACATACGGAAGTATACAGAAACTTTTTCAAAGAAGAGTTAGTTTAGTAGCTTTTTGTGAAGACAGAGTTGTTAGTATAGTTTCTAACAAAGATGCTTTATTTAATGCTGACGGTAAACCTCAACTTATATCTTCTACAAATGTATTAGGTGATGCAACTCCTTTTGTTGGAAACTACGGTATATCTAAAAATCCAGAATCTTTTGCTAGTGAATCTTACAGAGCTTATTTTACAGATCAAGCTAGAGGTGCTGTTTTAAGATTATCTAAAGATGGTATAACGCCTATATCTAATGCTGGTATGAAAGATTGGTTTAGAGATAATTTACCGTTATTTAATAATTTAATAGGTAGTTACGATAGTTATAATGACGATTATAATATAACATTACAAAATACTGAAAACGTTGGTCTTAATTTAATTGCTAATTCTTTTTTAGATGAAGGTGTTGCTCCATTAACTGATCTTGATCCTACATCTAATCCTGAAACAATAGAAAATCCTAATTTTAATAATTCAACAAACTCAACTTGGCCTTTAGATTTATCAGACGCAACAGTGCCACAAATAGTAACTCAAGACACACCTAGCGTTACAGTTTATATTAATGAATATGAACCAATACCACAAGGATATTTTCAAACAGCAGATAATAGTAGTACAACCCCTGGTGATGGTTTACCTGGTGATCCTGGTCAAGTAGGTAATCCCTCTACACCACCTAACTATACTGTACAAAACTTTCAAGATTTTGACACTGGTCCTGCTCATATATATAGACTTCGTATGTCTTCAGTAGGTTCTACGCCTCATCCCGATTTAAATCCATTTGATACTGCTAAAACTGGTTCTTACGCTGGTGATTCTTTTACTGGTGGATACGGAGGAAGTCAAATAATGTATTTTTTAAGGTTTAATGAACAGTATACTTCAAATGGTCATTTAGGTGGGCAATATGAGATCGCAGATACAAACCAAAACTATAATAGAGTAAACCGTCCATATGATGGTCCTGCTACAACTGTTAATAATAGTACTAGTATTACTAGTTGGGGTAGTGCTGAAGGAAACGTATTTTATGATACTTCTTTTGCTGGTCAAGGACTTACATATCAATTTGGTTTTAATACTCATGCCAAAGATTATAGAGGTGTTGCTACTACTATAGAAGACGTCATAACGTTTGGTTATAACGATCATATTCCAAATAGTAAAGTGCGTGGATGGTTTAATAATCTAGGGTATGGTATGGACGCTAATCAGTTAGGTGTATTTACAAAAATTAATGGTACTTTTCCTACAACAAGTAATAGACAAACTGCAGTTGAATCTACTTACTCTGGAACTGATGGCTCTGTTTATTCTGGTGAACATATAGTTGTAGATATAGCTTATATTATTCATTTAGGTAACGTTTATTTATATGATTATGATCTAAGTGCTCCTGGTGCACCACCTAACGGTTATGCACTTAGTGGTACTCAAGTTAACGTACCTGCTCATGATAGTCAAAGCTCTACTGATTGGAAAGGTTTTGTTGGTACAGGTGATACTTTAGGTGAAATAAAAGATGATAACGGCGTTGTATTTGTACCAAGTAAATCTACACCCTTACCTAATCAAGGGCAAAGTATTGTTAATAAAGAGTGGAGATATAAGAATTTTTATGACGATGTTACTGATCCAAGTAATCCAGTAAATGTATCAAACAATACTTATCATACGCCTTTTAGCTTACCTTTTCACCATCAAGTACGTTTATATCTTTTCGATGGTACTACAAGTATAGACTCTGATATGATAGATGATGTAGATGGTTTAAATGATACTAATGATAACTGGACAGATGGTAATGGTAATTTAAATTCTTGGGTTAACACGTATCAAAAAGATGATGGTGGAAGTTTGGTAGATGGTGAGCATTATTCTACTTATATGACGTCTAGTCAAGCTGATTTTACACCAACTATTTATAAAGTTTATGGAGATCATAACCAGTATGGTGTTGTAAAAATGAAAGTTAAAATACCTATAAAAGAGTGGTTTGATCCAGATGATCCAAATAATACTAGCTCACCAACTTCAATGCAAACTTCTTTAAGTAATATGAAAATGATTGATCAGCTTGGCGTAAAGCTTAAGTTTAATCCTTGTGATCATGATGGTACAACTAGTGGGGTTAATACAAGAAACAAAATATATTTGTATAGATTTAATGTTGCAAAACAAAAATATGCAGGCTCTGTACCTATTAATTATGTAGAAACTTATCCGCCTGTACCTGAACTATTTGATGTACCATCTGCACCTGTACCAGGCTTTGCTACTGTTGCTTATCAACTTTTAGATTGGTATAATTTCCTACCTTTTTCTGATTTAGACACAGGTTTTGGTACTTATGGGCCTATGTTAGCACCAGGATCAG